CCTTTATGCGACCATGACCCTGATGCGTGAAACTGCCGATTCAGGACTACCGCTCGTATCGATCGCTTCAAGGGCGATGCCTACGACGGAGTTCTGATGCCCCGTGGCGTCACTGTCAGTCAAATGGTAAAGTTCGAGATAACCATCACCATGCGACTTCAGTGGATCGCCAATATGCACGTCCTGGTCCGTTGCGAGCAGGGCGTAAACCACTTCTCCCCGCTGCGCTACCCAAACCTGAACAGGTTGCCCAACCGTATAAGTATCGTCGATCTCCTTGCCCTGAAGTTCATCTTCCAGAGCAAACAAGATCGGCACAACTTCCTGACCCAAAGCAGCATGCACAGCCACTTCATCGTCAGCGTTTAGGGCAAGCAACATACCAGGAGTAATCGTCTCATGCGCAAGCTTTTCGATGATTACATCCAGGTACTTTTTCAACTTAATGGTGTGTGGTGCCATTACGACTTACCTCCTTCCTGTTTGTATTCGACTCCCGGCGGGAGCAACAGGTTGTCCTCGTCGTTCGTCTTCATCGGCGAACCACCGCTCTTCCCCGAGTAGTCTCGGGGCTTTGCCATTTCGGCCAACTTGCTAAGTTCCGCCATCGTCTTGGTTTTGAGTTCGTCGTCGGTAAATGAGCTGGCAGACTTGATCGACTCGATCAACTTCGCCTTCTCGCTCTTGTGGAGCGTTAGAGCGGAAGTCATCTGCTCGCGCATTTCATCCGGCAACAGTTGGATAAACTGTTCAGGGGTCTTCAGCTGCTCACGCAGCACCTGAACTGCCTGTTCGTTCGTGACCGGCTCTGGTTCCGTCACCGGCGCAGGCTCAGGCTTGACGGCTGCGTTACGTTCCATTGTAACGAGTTTGTCAATCTGAGGCTGATCCAATGTCTCCAGCCACTCCCGATCTGCTTCCTCAAAAGGTGCATGCTCGCTCGCTATGAGCGCCTGCACCTTTTCAGGACAGCATTTCTTTTTTTCCTCTGGCATCGTTTTTCCTCCCTTGTCAGAGTTAACTTGTGGATTGTTAGCAACAACAAACGACACCTGCCGTATGACAGATGTAGCGACTCCAGTGAGCGTAACCTCACCCTTGTCGTTTACCTCGTAGGTCTGCCTGTAAAGAAGAGGCGGACCGCCCTGTCTGGTCATGACTTCATAGACAACCGTGTCATCATACACTTCTTGTAAGAAGTGCATTTTGTCATTGTTATCCATGGCGTCTAGAACAGACTGTACTTTTGACATCCGCTCACGGTACCCCAGCTCTGCATTGGTCTGCATCACGGTGTAACCGTTGGTTGTCAACTTTTTGAATAACTCAAATAGAGTAGGAGCCTTTTCCACGGCGTCGGCTTGCACGTCTTTCTTTTTCTTCTTCTTCTTGTTGCCGTCGCCACCGGCGCAAGTTGCGTCGTTCTCTATTTCGTCAACTTCCTCTTCATCGTCCTCTTCAACAACTTTATTGCCCAATGGCTTAGTACCTCCTTCTTCGGCGTTAGCCCGAACACCGCAACCGTCTTCCCAGCTACATGCCCCCTGTCCTCCAGGAAGCAACGCTAGGTGATCCGGCCTGTGGCCACGGGCAACACCGACATATTCCTCACCATTCCAGTTACCTGGAGTGAGTTCATCTTCACTAAAAACGCCCACACTAACATCCAACCGTCGCTGCGCTTGGATGATGGCCAAAGTTTCTGGACTAACCTCGGTAATGCGCTCAAGATCAATCCAGGCTTCGGCACGTAGCCGTGGGCCGTCCATATAAGCGTTATAAATGCGGCCTACGGTTTGTTCGTCTATGATATCGGGAGAATTGGCACTGACATTGACACCTTCACGTTCGGGATGCTGAATAACAACGGGGATGCCGTTCCACGTCTGCACAAAGCGACCGAGTTCTTCTGCAGGATGAAACAGTGGACCGTGACTACCGGAATGAACCCCTTCTATCATCATTATGACAGGCACAACAATGTTCGGATGGCCTTGATGCTGTTCATTGCGTACAACATATTCATCAACCTGAAGTTGATGGACGGCCATTTCATTACCAGCAACTCCGTTGGCCTGTCGTATTGCTTTAGGTGCACAGGTCTTGTCTGTTCCACCATCGGCTAGACATTTAGCTAACACTGAATTGGCCACCGCAACCCACTGCCGTTTCTCACGCGCGGATAAGCCCTTTTTGTGGGAATCGACGTCCGATATCGTCCAAGGCATTTTAACCTCCCATTTCTATGGGGATTGCCACACAACGGCAATTCGCATGAAGTGGAATCATGCCCTCGATCTCGTCGAGGTCAAATGTTAACCCCTCGAGGGCACTACATTCCCCGCATACACTATTATCTTGTGAGGTCGTCCATTCTGCGGCAATTTTCACGCCCCGGACAGCCCAGTTACTATACTCTTGCACAGTTGCAGTGTGATGCGTACGAACAATTTCCGTACGAGTCAAGACCTCTACCCTTGGTATCGCAAACCCTTTTATAACGAGCGCAATCTGTTGTACGATTTCACGAAGGGAAGTGCCTGCAATTAACGCCTGGGATACTGCGCGATTTATCTGTTGATTAACCGCATTTACAATACCGCTTAGTTCACCTAGTGTGCGTGTATATGCTAGACCGATTCGATCCTGATGGAAGGGATTATTTGACGCGGACAGCACACCACCGGTACTTTCGAGTGTAGGTGCCCCATAGCCTGCATTTCTCAATTCTTGGCGCCCGCGTGTTATTCCACGCTGGTAAGCAAGTGTTAGGTACCTATTGATCCAGACTGTGCTTCCTATTACTTCAAATATATTGGTACGCTCTTGCCCTTCTAACCAAGTCCTAAAGTAGGTCACTCTATCACCGGACCGCTGTCCTTCGACACCTAATATACCATTCACTACTATAGCATCATTTATTGCAGATAGCAAGCCACGAAATCTACCACGCATTTCCCGTGCGAACCTATTCCGCAACGTAAGTGTCCGCGTCGGATCGTACCTGTTTACTGCATAAGTAGAAAAACTTAGGTTACTCATTTTCTTCCGATTGCACAGTAGGTCTTGGTTGTACTGCAGGACGGCCCGCCGCAGGAGCACCAATGGAAGGCTGCCTTCCTCCACCACCTGCAGGTGGATTAACCAACGTTGCACGGATCGCATTTAATTCTTCACTAATACCTTCGTCCATTGCCGCTTTGTGTACCTTCTTGATATGCTCTACATCATCCTCATCAAGTCCAAGCATATACTCATAGAACACTTCGGGTGGTACAACAATCTCCGCCGCCGGATTGTTCATGTAAGACTGTAGTGCAGATGCACGAGTCTGCCCAATTTTTGCTTTATCCAAATCCGACGCAGCGAATATATCAGACCAGTCCACTGTGTACGATTTCTTGGCTTTAGGTAATGCACCATACTGCACGCAGCGGGCAATAAAGGGTCGAATGATTTGTGTCTCGGCGTAGTCCTCACGGCGAGCTTGTATGGTTTCTAACCAACTGGACTTATCCTCACTACTAGCCAGCTCGCCTCGCTCACTGCCAACCAAGATGCGCTTCGGGATGCCTGTGCAGGCACTGATCATTTGTATCTGTATCTCAAGGTGATTCATCGGATCTGCCACTTGCATAGCCAATGGAGATAAGTCTAAACCTTCATTGACCAATATACGCCGCAGATTGTTCTCATACTCGTCGATTTGTGATTGCAGTTCAGCCTTAGTAGACTCCGTAAGTGTGTATCCTTCTGCAACCTTGCCATGATATCCAGGTCGAGCACCACGCCAAAACATCTCCGCACTTGCACCGACTAACTTTTCCAAGTCAATCAAACGATTATAGACCGCCTGTAAAACGGGAGTACCTTCAATTTCACTTTCAAGCAACTCACCGGGAACATGGATCATTCGCGAACAATGGACCTGTATCTGTCGCGACATACCTGCTGAACCAGACACCGTAACCTGTGACATTGGACTATACGTCGATACGTCATAGATCAACGGTAAACCGTACCGCTCACTGGAGGCGTCTTCTTCCCAACTATTTATCTTAGCACTATTCTCGGACAACGGCTTGACGTACAATAGCTCGTGCCTGCCCGTGCCAACGGGCTTCGCCATGTCGTTGCTGCTCGAGGCATCATCAAAACCTAACAGCAATGTCCCCCAACGTCCGAGACTGGCCAACTTGTCTAACCTTACGAAAGCAGACTTCAGCGACAACGCCATACTCATTTCTTGCCACGCCTTTTCAAGTCCAGTAACTTTTTCATCATCGGTTTCTATAATCTCAACAGGACCGCGCCACGTTGCCTCAACCGGTCGATTGATAATCGCTTTGGCAATATCTTGCCTAAGATAGCGGGTGGCAAAATCTTCATACCTCAAGTTAAGCGGATAGCCTAACGCCTGATACACATCGCGGTCGGTGCCGTATTGCATACCTAACCGACTCATCATCGACCCACGACTGAGCAACCCACCTTGCAGCACGACATTTTCCAACGTCTTAATACGTTGGAGTTGATTAGCATTTATCCCGCTATTCGTTGCTGGCCCCTTGGTTCGCATCATCGTTGCCTCACTTTAATCTTATGACTGCGATCATCTTCACGGCCATCGGAAGTCGTGATGTGGTTGGTGACCTCGTATTCTTCATCGGCCTCACCACCACTGAGCCAAGCCGTTGTGGCCGTATTGTCGAAACTATCACTATCCTTGGCCAAACCTGGAGAATCACTTGGATCTATCGACCATGTCGATGCCGTGATCGTCTCATTAGTCCGTAACCAGTCGGACCAATCAAATCCATAGTCTAATACTGCGTCGGGATCTTTAACGTAAGTAGACATATCAGTTAGTCCTACACACTGGTTTAGACGTTCTCGTTTCAGCCGCTATGGCTTGAAAACGATTTTCAGCACCTATCTCTTGCACACGGTCCTCAAACGGCACAGCAAAGTACCTACACGACGGGGGCAAAGCGAAGGGTGCCAACTCACCTGAGCTGCCCCACATTGCTGCTCCCCATAAGTGTGTGCCCCACATAGACTTTAGCCCCTAGTAAATAAAGGCATGTGTGCTTTACTTCCCACCGCCATGCCAAACGGATAGTCAAGTCCGTTGCCATTGTTGTATAACTGCGTTATTTCTGCATCAGACAGTGACCGATGCCAGAACGACATTGAATCAACATACACCTGTTCATCGGTAG